GACCCCGACGCATACGGGACATTGCGTTAAATCCGCTTGCCGGGCTGTTCTGCATTATTGATCCATAAACATAAATGTGTGAATATAGACGGCATACGGACTGCGTTATAAGGACAGTTAATACGCGCCACACTATGCCGGTATGACGCCGAATCGTTGAAATACTGCGGAAACGTAGACGGCAGTAAGGCTTGTATGGTGCCGTGCGCGCGTGACGCTGATACGAGTTTTCCCGCCGAAAACGGCGTTTTACGCCCACTTAGAGTGTGATTTAGAGTGGACTCCCTGACACGGGAGGACAGTCATGGCGGGCAAGACGAAAAACAGGAGGACCGGGGGATCCGGAAGCGTGTTCCAGGACTCCAAAGGACGATGGCACTTCCGCAAGGACATGGGAACCGACCCGGCGACCGGACGCAGACGCCCGCCGATCGAAGCCACCGGCATGGTGAAAAGCGAGGCGCGCGCCCGTTTCCAGGCAAAGATAGCGGAATGGGAGCGGGACGGAAGACTGCCCACCAAGGACGGCCCGAAAACCGCGGACTACTTCGAACGGTGGATGGAGGAGCACAGGACCGCCGTCAACCCCACCACCTGGCGCAACGAATCCAGCTGGATGCGCACCATGAACGCGATCATCGGGAACATCCGCCTCAACCGGCTCACCGCCGACGACATCAACGGCATGTGCAGGAGACTGCGTCGCACACGCAAAAGCAAGACCGTCAACACCTATCTCGCAGTCCTCGGCGCCATGCTCCGAACCGCGAAACGGGATGGACTCATCGCCGACGACCCGATGGAAAACGTCGGACGAATGCCGGAGGACCGGTACGAACGCCCCATCCTTGACGTCGCCGACCCAGCGAAGGTCATCGAGGCCGCGCTCGCCGAGCCCGATCCGGCGGTCGCCGTGTTCGACAGTCCGGACGAGCGTGAGAAGTGGGCACTCATGTTCGAACTCGCCTTCACCACGGGCATGCGGCCGGGGGAGAGGTATGGCCTGATGCCCTACCAGCTGGAACTGCATCATGGGATCCCCGTCATCAACGTGTGCCAGCAGGCCAAGCCGATACCAGCCGGCGCTACGATCCCGGATTGGATGGAAGCCGAGCATCTGGATGGGGCGATCTGGCTGACCAAACCGAAGACCGCCAAAGGCGTGCGGACGGTTCCCATTCCGCAGGGGCTTTGGGACCGGCTTTGGGCGCATATCGTCAAATGGGGCGTGCCGTCCCATGGATTGGTGTTCACCAATCTTTACGGCCATCCCATCAGACGGGACAACGAGGAGAAGCGTTGGCGCCGCGCCCTGAAGATGGCGGGACTGCCGTATGTCGACATCTACAGCGCGCGGCACTGGCTCGCCACCGAACTCGCCGCCGCCGGCGCGAGCGACGAGGAGCGCACCGCCATCATGGGCCACACCGACATCCACACCACCAGCGTGTACACGCATTGGAGGGAACGGCGGCTCGCCAAGACGCTCGACGCCGCCCTGCCAGACCTCCGCGACGGCCAGTGACGGACGACGACGGCTTTTCCGCAACACGAAAGAGTATTGACACACCCCGCGCTCGCCGTATGCGGGTGGCCGGGGTTTGGATTATCGGGTTGCGATTTGGTTTATTCGAGCGATGTCGTCCCGTCCGTAGGGCATTTAGCCACATCGTTGCCGTCGATGCTGAGCGTCATCTGCCAATCCATGGACGTTCCACGCATCGCTGTGTCCGGAACAGACGTTGAGAAGACCGACTTGTCATCCGAGTTGTTCCAACCCGGATAGTTCAGGTTCTTGCTCGTCTGCATGTTGAACACGCTTCTGTTGGTCTCCCCGGATGACACGTAGTTGGATAGCTGCACCATCCAGGAGTCGCCATCCTCGTTGGTGAGCATCAGATCATACGAATAGAATTCATCCGGCTTGATCTGGTCATTTCCGGGTATCTCCACGCCGAGATATCCGGCGCTCGTATCGAGCTTCACACTCGGCAACCGCGGGTCACTGCCCTCGCAGGATCCAGCCAGACCATCCGCAAGCGGAGAACCACCATCACCATCGGTGGAATCCTGCGAATCGTCTCCGGAATCTTGCGAGTTGGTTTGACTATTGGCGCTTGCCGGCTGGTTGGATGTGGTCTGGCTGCCGCATCCTCCGGCCAGTGCGATTGGGAACATGATGGCGAGCATTGCGGCGATCGCCTTTTTTGTGGTTTTCATGGGTATGTAAAATAAGTGGTTGGAAAATGATTGAAAGCTGATCCGATTAACGGGCTAATACAACCATAATTCCAACCAATGGTTTTACAAACGGCATTTAGCGATCCCCAACCACTTATTCACCATTTCCGACAAGACAGTCGAAGTCGATCAGTTGAAGTTGCTCTACGAACTTCTCCAAATACGAGACGACTCCCTCGTCGTTCACGAATAGCAGCCTATCCTGCGTCAGTCTGCCTGATTTGTCCTGCGGGTAGCGAAGGCTGATGCCGTCGTTGTCGATTTCGGCAACGGCTTTTACAAAAGCACCCATGTTCTTGATGGCCCTATTGTCCTCACGGCACCTTTGCCTCGGAAACCTCGAAAGCAAAGAGTTCCACAGGCTCGTAAGGTTGTGGTCTTTCTTAGGCTCAGCCCCACACCTTTTTATCGCCCTCTTGATTGCAAGCTCAATACAGTGCCTTGTGAGGAACATCACTGGAATCGCGTAGGAATGCTCCAGCATCACATACATGCCCGGCCTGTCGATCGCTCTCCTCCCGGCGGCCGCAAGCTCCTTGGCGGCATTGAGGAAGGATTGAATGAACTCATCGTCGAATCTATCGGCTTTAAGCTCGTCCTTCATCAAGGCAGATAAGTCCAACAGCGAGAAATTCCTCAAAGTGGGGTCGCTGAAGCCATCCATCTGAGGCTTCATGACCTGTTGGCTCATGTATTTAGGAAACACATGGTCATTGAACACGCTCTCCATCAGAGAACCTCACCCGTTTTCACGTCTATCTCTCGTTCACGTAGTCGAACGCGGACTTCTCGGCCATGGTTGGACCTCTCTGTTGATAGATGATTCCAACCAATGATTTTACAACTTGTTTGAGTGCATTTTCAGTCTTGTCAACCAGATTTTTAACAACCAAGGTTATTTAATTCGGCCAACTGAATAATTAACGAATCCAACCACTTATTTTACATACCCGTTTTCATTTGCTGTCTCTCTTTCCCTGATGGCGTTAGAAAAACGCACCCAACCGCAAAAGTCGTGGATGGGTGCGTTTTTTATGTCGAATAAGTTGTCACTGCTTGTCGGAGGCACTGCAGTACACGTTGGCGTTGTCGCCGGTCGCTTCCTGGTGTGAGACCTGCTTGCCGTCCACGGTGATGGTGCAGGTCACCTGCGTGTCGGCTGGAGTCTCGTTATCTATGTCGAAGGACGGATAGGCGCTGAGCGTCCAGTCCTTCTGGGCGTCATCGCCGGTGATGGTCTTCTCCCATTGGCCAGCGGCGGTCTCGTTGCTGGTGCCACCATCCTTGCCGTAGGTCACTTCTGCGTTGCCGTTGCTGATGGTCACCTGCAGCTTCAGCTCCTTTGCGCCTTCGTTGACGATGCCTCTCTCGAGGTTGTCGGATTCGTGCTGCGCTTTCTTGCTCGCCTCGTCGATGCTCTTGCTCGCATTGTCCACGGCGGCACCATATACGGATTGCGTGTAGAGGACCACTCCGCCGCTGATGAGGGAGATGATGACTGCCGCGATGACCAGTCCGCGGCCCTTTTTCTTTCCGTTCTTCCTGGTGGCGTACAGTGCGAAGCAGCCGAAGATGATGCCGGCAATGGCGAAGGCGAACGCCACATTGTTGACGATCGGGATCCACGAGAGCACGAGTGCGATGACGCCGAGAACGAATGCGGTGATGCCGAGCGCGCTCATATGCTTCTCCTCGGCCGGCTGCCGGTAGGGCTGCTGCATCATCGGCTGCTGCGGCTGCTGGAAATGCGGCTGTTGCGCGAATGGCGGTTGTTGCGCCGGCTGCTGTTGTGGAACCGGTTGCGGCTGGAACTGCTGCGGATTTGGATTGTTGTTGGTCATTGGATTCTCTTTTCTTCTCTGGCGACCATGCCGGTCACTCCATCGTACCCCCATGAACAATCGCTTGGTGGTATTCACTGCATACACACGCCGGAATCGTAGAGCAGCTGCCGATAATCTGACAGTACTTGGATGGTGACACTTAATTCCACGGCCATCATCCACGTATTGCCCTCGTACACCGTCTCCGCCATGCCGTAATCCACCGGCGATATCAACGCCAACGCGGTCTCCCTACGACACCGGCGCTCGCATTTGATGCCGTATTGGCTGCCGCATCCGGGGTCGTGGTGTCTGGCGTGGATGAGCTCGTGGCACAATGTACAGCGGCGCTGGCGCTGGTTGAGCCAGTCAGCCAATAGGATAAGCCCATGCCGGTCGTCGTACAGGCCGCATATGTCGCGTGGGAGGTCGCGCGATACGATTGACAGTCCCATGGATTCCGCGCTCCGATGAAGGTCCGCAACGGTCTTGTTATCCACATTCCTCTCTTCCGAAAGTATTGTTTTTCGAGAAGTACTTTTTTGCTGTTTGTCAAGTTCTGTTTGACAGTTGGAGTGTCGTATGTGATATTTGAATCAGCTCATCTACCAAGTTGTAGAAGGAGTCTCCGGGGTCGCTGCGGCGGCCCTTGCTTTTTATTGAATGCAATTCCCGTCCAGGCTTGACTGATCGTATTCTTTCAGCAGTTTGTTGAAGCTGTGGTCATGATCGACGTAGTAGGCGGTGACCAGCATGCAGTAGCCTTTTTCCTTATGCGGTTCCAATACGACTAGATACCGTTCTGGTTCAATGAGGATATACAGCCTATCGCGGCCATGCTTATGCTTCCTCCAGATTAATGGCGCATCGCATGTTTCATAATGGCATTGCGGGCAATCTTTTGCGTTGTCAATCGTCTTTCGTGGAAACCTGATTCGTTCGCATCTACGCAGATCAACGTTCCTGTCACCGGTCGCGTGGTCTTCGACGCTTGTGATGTGGAAGAACCCGGCCCATTTTCCGTCGGTCTCCTCTCTCTGGCGGCGCACGGAGACCCTCAGACCGTCGAATGATGGGTGTGAATCTATGAAGTCCTGCCTGAAGATTGCGTAAATCCTATCCTCGTATACGGCGAAGTCTTCTATCGGGGATTTGGGCACGAGCTCCGGTATCCAATGCGGTGTCATGCGTTCCGTCCTTCCCAGACGAAGATGTTGAACTTTCGCGTGCCCAGGGTTGTTGACTGGGTGAGACGGAGCTTTGATTTCATGCGTATGTAGTCGATGATTTCGGCTTTCGCGCCCGATGGTTGGGGGATGGTCGTCCGGTTCGCCCTGCAGACGGCCCCGTTGATCACATCGGTGATCTGCATCATCTGCACTTCGTCCGAACGGATCGGCTGCACTTTCTTGATGCACTCGTGGTTGAAGTCGTAATGGCTGTTCGCCAGCACTTCCTCAAGTTTCTCGGTACGTTGCGCGGAATGCGTGTCCTTGATGTCCACGTACACGTTGTAGGTGTTCGTGGAGTCGAACAGCCTGTTCAACATGGTGAAATACATCTTGTAATACCAGTCGTTGTGCGACTGTGACCATGCCTCATGGTTCAGGCGCGTCTTCTTGGCTACCAGAACGCGGAACCTCATGTCGTCATCCAGGAAGAAGCAGTTCAGTAGGTCCTTGTAAAGGTCGATTTTCGGCATGCTGGCCTTCGTCCACTTCACTTCCGTACGTGCCTTGACGCCGTAACGTGCCTTGATCTGGAGGATGTTTTCCGTGATCTCTTGCTTTTTATCCTTGGGGATGATGAGGGCTCCAAGGACCATGACATCGCTGTCGTCATGTTCCAGATGACAGCTCTCATCGCAATACAGGTTGTATTCGGTCATTCGTGTTCCTTTCAATCCATCAATCGTCAGGCGTCTCGGCTTCGAGGCGTGCGTTCGGATCCTTGTTTGCGGCCATGTCATAGTCTTCGTGGTGCGCTGCGATACGGTCGATGAGATCATCGGTTATCTGGTTTTGGCGCTCGCGGGCCTCGTAGGCGCGGGCGGCTTCGCTGCCGAGTGCTCGTGTGTAGATGTCGAGGCTGGTGAGCCCGAATGTGGAGGCGATGTGCTCCACGTCGGACGTCGTGAGCGGCGCTTCATATCGGAGCCTTACGTGCCAGTAGTTGTTTCTCATACCGCTCTTTTTGTAGAACTCGGCATTTGTTATTCCGCTTCGTTTAACGAGATCTCGACATATGTCGATGATTCTCTTGCTGTCTTCGGTGACTTCATTTCTGGCAATGCTTCCCATGCCCAACATGGTACCCAATTGAGAAGGATTTGTAAAGAATACTTAATTGAGTAACAATAAACTTACTCAATTAAGTACGGTAAGAATTACCGCAAGGCAATGAACAAAGAAAGGAGCGGCAAGACAGATGAGTGAGACGGAGACCATCGCAAGGAATCTCAGCGGTGAGCTTGCACGGCACCGCAAGACACAGGCCGCGCTCGCCAAGGAGCTCGGCATGAGCGAGAAAACCGTCAGCGAACGTCTGGGAGGCAAGGGGTCGTTTAACACCGAGCAACTCGAGAAGACGGCGACGATGCTCGGCATGAGCCTCTACCAGCTCATGATCAAGCTCCTCCAACCAATCGACGGCATCAACCAAATCAAACCATGAGCAACCGGCGCTCGCCGACGCATGAATCGAAAGGAGAAAAGGAGAATCCAATGAACAATGAAATCCAGAAGTTCGATTTCAAGGGTGCATTATTGCGCACCTTGACCGATGAGGCGGGGGAGCCTTGGTTCGTCGCCAAGGACGTATGCGACATCCTCGAACTTGGAACGGAACACCTGCGCAGAGACCTTGACGAGGATGAAGTGACCGAAGCGACGAACCTGCCAAATTGGCAGGTTGGCTCCAACGGCGGTCGCGTCCCCCTCATCATCAGCGAGCCGGGCCTGTACAAATTGGTTATGCGCTCGCGGAAGCCGGAGGCCAAGGAATTCCAACGTTGGGTGACTCACGAGGTCCTTCCGTCCATCCGCAAAACCGGCGGCTACATCCCGACGTCCGAGTCGGATTCGGATGAGGACATCATGGCCAGGGCCGTGCTCGTCGCGCAGAAGACCATCAAACAAAAGAACCAGCAGATCGCCTCGCAGCAGTCGCGCATCGACGAACTCCAGCCCAAGGCATCCGCGTGGGACAACTTCGTCGATATCGACGACGCGCTTTCCGTTCGTGATTCCGCGAAACTGCTCAGCAACCTGGGCAGGACTGTCGGGCAGACGGAACTGTTCGAATGGCTTGACCGGCATGACTGGATCTTCCGTGAGAACAAGCATTGGTCCGCGCGTCAGAGCCGTATCAATGCCGGGCATCTGATGATGGTTCCGCCGAAGTCGCATGGGACGCACAAGGACGGGACTCCGTTCGCGTTCCCGCCGACGGTGAAGGTCACGAGGAAGGGCCTTGCCCTGATCGCCCGCCGGTTCGGCGAGGAAACGCTCCAGCTCGAATATCCGAAGGCGGGCGCGTGATGGGAAACCTCAGCATCGAGATTCCCGACGAGGAATGCGTCAAACTGTTCCGCTACGAGGACGGCGACGGCATCGCGGCATATCTTCTAGTGCTCCCGGAACACGACATGAAAGCGGTCAAGCCGCGTATCGACGCGCAGCTTGACCACGAGATGGCGATGTCAGTAAATGCGTCCGACGCTCTGTTTGGTGGCGTCGTCGATCGCCCACCACAACGCGTTGGACGGGTTGATGTGGATGGTGTCCGAGCTGGTGCCCTTGACGGATCCGCTGACGGTAACGACCGTACCGTTCCTGGCCGCTTCCATCAGATCCTCCTCAAGGCTCGCTCGATCCTGTCCCTCGGCAAGCTTCACATGAACCGGTTCGCCGGTTCCGGTGCCGAGCGTGAGTCTGTCACTCATAATTCTTCTCCTAACTGTTCGGCCCGCACGTCGGAAATGCGGGATGACACCGATTTTAGGAGAGGGCCGGGCGGTTCTCCTAACGCCGCCCGGCATCACACACGCAAAGGAGGCGCGTGATGGTCTTGCAGAACGATCTCAAGGATGCGAGCCGTATCCCGTTGAAGGACAGGCTCGCATGGACCATCCCGCAGGCCGCGAGCCTGTACGGGATCGACTACGACGGCCTCCGACAGGCTGTCAACCAGGGCGACATAGACACGTTTCGTCCGCCGAGCAAACGAGGAACGCCTTCCCGCCGTCACATCAGACGCGAGGAAATGGACCGATACGTCAAATCGTTGGAGGAGTAAGCATGAACGACATTCGCAAGGCGTGCGTGAGGGCCGTGTTCGACGAATTCGAGACCCAGGGCGAAATAGTCCACCCATTCAAGGGCGTGGATGCGGAGGCCATGAGGTCGCTCGGCCACATCGTCGGCTACATCGACCTCGACGTCACCGGTCTTGTGGACCTCATCATCGACACGATCAACAAGGAGCTGTGATGACGCTTAGGAGAATCGACGCGGAAACGCTGCTGGCACCACCCGTACCGCCGAGGGACACGGTGATCATGTTCGGCTTGACCGGCTACGCGATTCGCGTTACGGGCAAGGGCGCCAGCCTCATGGAACTCGACGTCGACGGAAGCCACGAGCTGGCGAGCATCGGAAAAGACCAGGCAAGGACATTCATTCAAAGCATCGGAGGCGCAAGATGACCGACAACGATTATCGCATCGAGGACAGGTTCGAAAAGGGAAGGCCGAACTACACGCTCAGGCGTTTGAAGTTCACGCTGGCCGTCGTCGGCCTGGTCGTGAGCGTGACGCTCATGCTCACCTGGCATGGCGGCGGTCTGACGGGCGCGCTTGTGGTGGAGGGCGTGTATCTGGCCACGGTCCTGTGGCTGACGGTCAGGTTCGCTCCGCGCGATGACGTGGATGGCGACGTCTGACCGTATCCGCCGGCGTACAAGGACGCGGACGGATGGCGGAGGCGTGTGTCCTTTCATCTCACATTGCATTTCACGCATTCACTCTCACGTCTTCCGCCGTCACACCGTCCGCTGTGGGTTCGAATCCCGCCGCCGGCGCTTGGCCGGACCGTCAACGCCGCCCGCATCCCCGCTTCGTTCAGCTTTCTTGAGGGGTGTGGGAACGATGGGCGTGCTTCTTTGCTGTCATGGCGCCCAGCGGTCCGGCTTGTATCAATCAATCTCATGTCAATCAATCAAGGTCAAGGGAGGAACCGATGAAGGAGATTCTGCCGCATTGGCATTTCAGTCCGAACGCTCCGGTCAAGGACGTCGGCACGAAGGGGATGACGCGTGGCGACAGGGCAGTGGCGGAGGCGTGCCGTCGGGCGATGGAGACCGAGGTGTGGAAGGAGCTGGTGATCTTGGAATCGTTGGGCGTGCGGTTCACCGGACTGGTGGGCCGGTTCGTGTCCGAGATCGCCATGCCGGTGTTGGAGGTGATGCCTGATGACGCTTTCCATCAGGGCGCTGCCGCGCAGTTGTCGCACATGGTGAAGACCAGGGATGGTGGCGAGACCATCCGCATCATCAAGACTCTCGCCGTGAAAGGTAGGTTCTAATGGCTGGTGAGACGATTATCGCGGTGGTGGGCAATCTGACCGCGGATCCTGAGTTGAGGTCGACGAAGAACGGTCGGAGCGTGGCTGGGTTCACGATCGCGTCCACTCCGCGCACGTTCGACAGGCAGTCGAATCAGTGGACCGACGGTGACGCGTTGTTCCTCCGCTGCACGGTGTGGGGCGACTTGGCGGAGCATTGCGCCAATAGTCTCGCCAAGGGCATGCGTGTGATCGCCCAGGGAAGGCTGACGCAGCATTCGTGGGAGGACGAGCAGCATCAGAAGCGTTCTTCCATGGAATTGCAGGTGGACGAGATCGGGCCGAGCTTGCGCTATGCGACGGCACAGGTGGCCAAGGCGCAGCGTGGCACGGCTGGAGCGTATGGCAATCCGGCTTCCATGCCGGCGGGCTATACGGGCGGAGCCACCGCTTCGTTGCCGCCGTCCGACCCGTGGGGTTCGGCTTCGGGTTCGTCGTCATCGTTCGGTGATTTCGGCAAGCCGGAATCGGAACCTGATTTCTAAGGATGAATCATGAGCATGGAGAATGTTCGGAAACTGTTGTATCACGAGTACGGGCTTGACCCTTATGAGCTTCGTCTTCTGATGATGGTGGCCGACTGGACCGGCGATGACGGCAAGGGCTTTGCGAAGAGCGCGAAAACCATCGCATCGCAGCTGCATATGTCGGAACGCACCGTGCACAACAAGCTCCGGTCCTTGCGTGAGAAGGGCTTTCTGAGATACGGCAACCAGCACATCGTCGACGATATCGCGCCAAACCGTCGTCCGAAGGTGTATGACATGCACCTGCCAAAGCAGAGGGGTGAACGAAATGCACCCCAAGAATTCAAGCCGAAAAGCAGGGGTGAACGAAATGCACCCCAAAAAACAGGCATGAATCAGGGGTGCAACTGGCATGAATCTGGCATGAATCAGGGGTGCACACAGCGTGCAGACAATACTACTAAATCTATAGAAACAATAAAGACTATAGAGAGAGACCCGCGCGCGAAAACAACAACACCCATCCCAACCGACTGGAAACCAACCGAGGAACACAGGGCGCTCGCCGACAAGCTCGGCATCGACTGCGACATCGAAGCCGGGAAATTCCGCGACCGGGCACTCGACTCAGGAACCAGATCAGCCGACTGGAACGCGAAATTCCGCAACTGGCTCGTCAAAGGCAAGGAACGCGGATTCGCCACACCCAAAACCGGCACTCGCCGGTATACGTGGGGCAGCGAAGAGGTCAAACGCGTACTCGGCCCGATAGCCTGCGAAGGCACGGACACGTACATGGAGCTCGCATGCAAGGTCGCCGACCTGCTCAACCAAGGCGTGGACCCGGACATGCTGCGCCGTCAGCTCGCGAACGTGCCCGGCGACGTATTGGCCGAACAACTGTTCGAACAGGAGGCGGCATGAACGCCATGACCATCGCACACATGGCCGGCATCCTCACCTCGGCCATCCAAGCCGCGGACCGATTGGAACTCGACGCGCTCAAAGGCCCGGCGCTCGCCGATATGGACCTTGACCGCATCCGCGATATCAAACGCGACTGCTCGACCTGCATCAACCTGCTCGACCAGCTCGGAAGGGAGCGACGATGAGCGACCGGCAATTCCAGGAATCGAAACGCGTCGCCTTGCAACGTCAGGGCTGGCATTGCATGCGTTGCGGACACAACCTGCACGACCCGACCGTCTGGCCGGGCAGGAGCGGCCACCACCGGCAGTTGCGCCGACGAGCCAACCCGACCATGCGCGACCTGCCGAGCAACATCGTCGAACTGTGCGGTTCCGGCACGACCGGCTGTCATGGTTGGACGCACGCGCATCCGGCCGAGGCGGAACGGTTCGGCTACATCATCCCGAGCTGGCGCGATCCGCTCAACGCGCCGATACGTGACTGGAACGGCGACTGGTGGTGGCTGTTGGATGACGGCACGGCGCAACGGCTCACTCAAATCGAAATCATCGAATGGCAAAGCAATTGGAAGGAAGAATCATGAGGAAACAGGACGAAGACATGAACGTGAAGCCGGCGGCGCTGCTCTGGCTCGACTTCGAAACGACCGGCACGGACAGGAATGACAGTCTGCCGTTGGAGGTCGGCATGGAATGCACCGACGTGCTGGGCGAACATTCGTATGGATCCCTGCATCGCATCATCAGACCGGACTATCTCGACCTGTTGGACATGGGCCCGGTCGCGTTCTCGATGCACACGGACAATGGTCTCCTGTTCGAACTGTTGAACGGTTCAGCCGGGAACGACTGCGTGGAAGCGGTCGCGGACGCCGTGGAGGAGTATCTCGACTCCCTCTCGCAACGCTTCACCTTGGTTCCGGCCGGAACGAACGTGGACTTCGACATCGACTTCCTGAAACGTCTCGACCTGGCCCCGGACAGGTGGCTGTCCTACCGCAAGTTCGACCTGACCACGCTCCGCCGGTATTTGAGGTTCATCGACTGTCCCGAGGATCCGTACAAGGGACATCGTGGCACGCACAGGGTACGCGACTGCATCCGACGCGACATCAACGACTACATCCGGTACCGCACACTCCTGAAAAAGACATGGTGACAATGAAGAAGAAAACCACGAAGACCGTATCCAAGGAGACACGACCGCGCAAATGGCACAAACCAGTGCCATGCCCGACCTGCGGCAGCCGGAACATCAGCTTCGACCGGATCGCCTGGGCCGTCAACCGGAAAACATTCGCCATACGACAGATATGGGCATGCGCCTGCCAACACCACCACGGCATCCTCATCCTCACCCGCCACGACGACCTCAAGGAAGCCATCCGCGCATGGAACACGGAAGCCACCAGACAAGAAAGGAAACACTCGAAATGAGAAAACGCAAACCACTCGCGCTCGCCGGCATCGGCCTTACCGCCATCACCATGTTCCTGCTCACACCGGTATTCCTCCTCGCGCTCGCGGGATGCGGGAGCGCGTCGGAGCCTGCCGCGCCGGCGCATGCGGTCAGGTCCGTCGACTCGCAGTGCTCCGCCGGGGCCGACGTATTCACGGAATGCGTCATCACCCTGACCGACACGAGGCAAGTGGACTGCATCGTCTACTCGACGAACGGCAAGCAGGCTGGCCTGTCATGCGACTGGAGCCATGTGAGCGGAGCGGACAAGGAGCCGGCAAGATGAGCTACAACGTCGTCACCCAGGAAGGCGTCAGAATGTTCGAGAACATCGACGATGCTGGCGACTACGCGCAGGCCGTGTCCTTGAGGACTGGCGAGCCGGTCAAGGTGTTCCATGCCGAGACCGGACTGGTCACATTCACAACCAAAACAAAGAAGGAAACGAAATGAAAGTGAAGAAAACACTCGTGGACATGATCGTCAAATGGCATCAGGCCGGATACAGCCTCGATGAGATCTCGCCACTGGTTCCTCAAATCCCCAAAGAGGAAATCAAAGCGATCATCCAACAACACCACGAATAACAAGAAACCCGACCTTCCGGCCGGGCTCCTGACACCACCAGAAGACTACCACGCCGGAGGGAATCGAACAAATGAACGAACAAAACAACGAATCCCAACCAACACCAAACCAGACACAACCAGCACAAACCAAACAAAACAAGCCAGCGCTCGCCGACATGTGCCGAGTGTGCGGCGGTGAGTGCAATCTGCGCAATACGCTGTGTGACAAGTGCGATGCCGTAATGAGAGGATGGCTCCGCGACTATCCGTCATGGATCCAAGCCCTGAGCGAGTTTCTGGACAGCACCGCACATTACGGTGGCCATCAGCCCGGCCGGACCAATTTGGCTTCGGCTCCGACGCCGGTCAGGTTGTCTGTGATTGACCATCTGCAGGAGATCGATGATCTGGCTGTCGCTCTTTGGCGGCGGTTGTATGCTCCGCCGGCCATGCCGTGGGCCGATAGCAGGATTCATCCGTCTGTGTTGAAATGCCTGAGTGTCTGCGCGGATTGCAATCGTCTTTCACGATTGCCGGACATTGGTCTGATTTGGCGTGACTGGGAGCGGGTGGTGCGCAAGACGCTGGGCATCATCGACGTGCCGCCATCCAGGCACGGCATCGGCAGGTGCCTGAATCCTCTGTGCGGCGTGGAGCTGAGTGCGGAGGTCGGCGCGGTAAGCGTTGACTGTCCGGTGTGCGGCAACGCTTATCGCGTGGTCGATGTGCGATTGGGTTTCCTGCGGGAGTGCATCGAATCGGGCAGGGCGTTCACGGCGGGGGAGTGCGCGGAGCTGCTGCGTGAATGCGGGTTCCAGTGCAATGCGAATACGATTCGCTCATGGCGTAAGCGTGGCAGGCTTCAGCCGGCCGGTGAGAACGATAAGGGACGGCCATTGTACAGGCTTTCGGACGTGCATCGGCAGGTGCTGCGGCGCGATTCGATTTGACAAAATCGAAAGTGCAACGCAGAATTGTCAGTGGATTAGAGGGTTCAAACCGAAGACATACGGTTTGAACCCTTTTCATATCCGCCTTGGATTCTCCTAACTCCTTGGGTTGCGTAACACCGTCCTGTCCGAACGGCATATCGGGCACGCTCCGCCCACTCTCGTCAGAGTGGGCATACACCAACAGCGGCAGGCAAGCCAATCCCGCGCTTACGTGATGCGGTGATGCTCAAACCGCCTGTCCATGCCTTCGTCAGTGGTAGATCGTACCGGCCGCGAGTCTTTATTGGATTCTCTTCCTTGCGACTGCGGGGACGCGGGTTCGAATCCCGCCGAAGGCACCCATGAAACAAAGGAAGCCCGGAATCGTTTTCCGGGCTTCCGGCTTATTCGTGCTCCTTGTGTTTGCGTGGTCTGCCGCCGCCGACGCCTCTGCCGGGACGTCGCGCGTTCCACCGGTCGATGGTTTCGGGGAGCCAGCCGCGGGTGCGGCCGATGCGCACGTCCGGCTCCGGCAGGTCGTAGACGGCGGCGTTCGCGACGCCGAGTCTTTCGGCCACCTGTTTGACGCCGAGGTATTCAGTCGTCATCGCCGTCCCTTCTGTCCATGATGAGCGTGGCGATGCACCAGATGCCCGCCGCGAGTCCGAACAGTCCGGCTTGCCATGGTTTCCCCGTGAGGCCGAGCATGGCGGACAGCAGTCCGCATATGATGCCGCATACGGCAAACAGTGTGCTTGTCTTCATGATGGCCATGAAATAGGATGGAACCGGGGTTCCGGGCACTAGGTCTGCTCGGAACCCTTTCGTCATCTCTTATGACGCGGCCTGCGCCGTATCGAGATGACGAGCGCCGCCAGTGCGATGATGTTGCTCGCCACCGAGCTGATGGCGGTCACGATGTCCGTCCATTTCATGCTCACCTCCTTTCCTGTTGACATAAACTATTGTATCAAAAATACATAAGTTATGCAAGCGAGATAGATATTACACGCCGAAAGGAGCAGAAATGAAAGAAGCCCTCGAAGAGATCGCACATCAACTCACACGCATAGCCGACCAAGGAGAACAGGCGGGCATGCAAATCAGCAGGGGGGATGCCTTGGAAGCGTGGGGCCTGCGAATCTACGAGGAGGACTTCCTCTCAGCGCTCCAATGTCTCGGAATCGAAGTCACAGACTGATATCGAATCGATGACGAATGACATCATATAAGCCAAACGTTCGCAGACAAAACGGATCGCGACGGAATCAGCTCGTTTCCAGACACAAAGCAGCGGTCAAAAGCGGAAGAACCTGCGGAATCTGCGGAAAGCCAATCGACCTGCGACTCAAATATCCAGATCCTTGGAGCTTCGTCGTGGATGAGATCATCCCAATCGCAAGAGGTGGAAATCCATATTCCTGGACAAACACCGAACCGACACATCGATGGTGCAACACCGTCAAAGGCACGCATACACTCGAGTGGGCACAACGTGAAGTGCGACGGCTCATGGCCGGTCAGCTGGGGCAGCAATCAAAACCACCCACCGGCGTGCCGTTTCGGAAAATCGACATCTAGGGGCGGTATCCCCTCCCGGTCCGGAAAACACGTCCCCCGCCGCATAGGGCCGATATCTCCCCGGAAGCTTAAAACGTGACGGTTCGTAAAACGTGACGGGAGGCGAAACGTCGTGAAATGCCTCATTTGCGGCAAGGAATTCAGGCCGTCAGGACGCGGGAAACCAGCTAAATACTGTTCTGGCGCATGCCGTGCGAAAGCGTACCGAGCAAGGAAGAACGATGGCGAGTCATCGCCGAAACCAGCAAAACCAAGAACAAAACGAAAGGCAAAGACGCCAGCTACTGCAGAACGGGAACATCCGGCAGACATCGACCGTCACAGTTTCGAACGCATGATGGATGGATCACACGAGGACACACTTCGTGAAATCGTCGGAAGACTTCGTGAGGCTCTGCATGATCCATCAACGCCGGCCAACGCGTTGCCGTCGATCAGCAGCAAGCTCGCAGAATTCGACGAACGGATGCGTATGGCCGAGGAATCCGGCAGCCTGTTCGACATGAACGATGACGTGACGGAGGTGGCGGAGGATGTCGGAGCGTCGATTGTCTGAAATCGCCCAACGGCTCGTGCAGCCGGAAGACGTCACGTCAAGCGACTTCAAACTTATCAACGGTGCGGCGGTCAAGGCTGGGATTCATTACGACCTATGGCAGAAAGGCTTTCTCTACCTTCTGTTCGCAAAACGCTCCGACGGCAAGTACGCATGCGGGTCCGGCGGCGCGGTTCTGTCCAGCTGTAGACAGATTGGCAAGACGTTCACCGTCGGAACCGCGATATTCATCCTGTGCGCCGGACGCGCAGGGACTCTGGTCATCTGGACCGCGCACCATACGCGCACCTCCGATGAGACGTTCGCCGATATGTGCGACCTGACCCGCAATCCGAAGCTTTCCAAATACGTGCAGTCCGTGCGCCGCGCAAACGGGCAGCAGGAGATCCGTTTCACCAATGGAAGCCGCATCATGTTCGGCGCTCGAGAGAACGGTTTCGGCCGAGGTCTGCACTCCGCCGACATCGAAGTGTTCGACGAGGCTCAGATTCTTACCATCAAGGCGTTGGACAACCTGATTCCAATCGTGAACACAAGTCCGAATCCGCTGATTGTGTTCATGGGCAATCCACCGAAGCCGGGCGATCAATGCGAGGCCTTCGAGGAGAAACGTTCGACCGCGTTGTCTGGCAAGTCGGATGACATGCTTTACGTCGAGCTCGGTGCAGACCGCGATTGCGACCTGGATGACAGGACCGCGTGGGCGAAAGCGAATCCGTCATATCCAAAACGCACCAGCGAGGAAGCAATCCTGCGCATGCGCAACCTCCTCGCAGAAGACTCGTTCCGACGTGAAGCGCTCGGCATCTGGGACGAACAGACAGCCACAGAGGTCATTGGTGAGGATGCATGGCACGCTACCGAGGTAGCCGACCCACAAACGGATGGCCTGCTCTCGTTCGGCGTGGACATGCCGCCGGACAGGAGTGCATTGGCCATCGGACTCGCGTTCAAGCACGACGATGGCACTGCATTCATCTCCCTACAGGAATACCGTTCCACTCGAACCGACGGAGTCCAATGGGCCGTCGACTGGCTGGCGGAACGCTGGAATAAGACCGCTGCGGTGGTAATAGACGCGCAATCGCCGGCCATGAGCATCGTGCCCGACCTGCAGAAACGGCATGTGCGTGTGACAGTCACCGACACACGCCAATTAGGACAGGCCACAGGCCGCGTGCTCGACATGATCCGTGACAAGTCCCTCACCCATCTGAGTGATAAGGACCAGCCACAGCTGGTTGCCGCCGTGAAGGGCGTCACATTGCGCGACATCGGTTCCAATGGAGCGGTCGCATGGAACAAGAAGGGCTCCGACGTGGAAATAAGCCCATTGCAAGCTACGACTCTGGCATTGCATGGGGCATTCACCACGAAACGCAAGCCAGGCAGGAAACAACGATTAAGGAGGCTTGCATGACATCGCTGCTCGCTCCGGTCACCGATTTCAGCGACCTCGGCATCATCTTCAATCCACCGACCGATATCAAAGGGCTTGACCCGGCGTTGCACGACACTTTATCGAATCTCGTCACTGTGTGGAACCGTAAGCGCGCGCGCAATTCATTGCGCTCCCGGTATGCGGATGGAAAACATCGGCTCCGCGACATCGGCTTCTCCATCCCGCCGAGCATGCGGAATCTCGAGGAGGTGGTCGGCTGGCCAGCGAAAGCAGTCAATGCACACGCCGAGCGCTGCATGTTCGATGGCTTTGTCAGTCCGAATAGCAGCGACGATTCCTTCGACCTGAATCCAATTCTCTCCGCTAACCGCTGGGACATCGAGCTGCCGATGGCGATCAGCAGCAGCATGATCCACTCGTGCGTCTTCATGGCCGTGTCGGAGGGCGACGAGTCGGCTGGGGAACCGCCTGTGCTCACCATTCCGCACAGTGCGCAATGGTCGAGCGCCCTGTGGAATTTCCGTACGCGCAGTCTCAAGGCGGCGCTCACCATCGATGACATCGACGATTACGCGCGTCCTACGCGATTCCGCCTATGGACGCCTTTCCAAGTCATCACCTGCCAGCTTGGGCGTGAATGGTACGTGGACGATGTGTGGACGCATGGTCTTGGCCGTGTGCCTGTGGAGGTGCTGTCTTATAGGCCGACCATCGACAGGCCTTTCGGCAGGTCGATCATCAACCGCGCGGTCATGAGCATCACCGATGACGCGGTGCGCACCGTCCTGCGCAGCGAGGTCAGCGCCGAATTCTACTCGGCACCGCAATGGCTCCTACTCGGCGCCGACCCCGATTCATTCAAGGACGATGATGGCAATCCGATTCCAGTCTGGGAATTCGTCATCGGACGATTGAACATGATTGGTAAGGACGAGGATGGCGACGTGCCGAAGCTTGAGCAGATCACCCAGCAGTCCGTGCAGCCGCATATCGACCAGATGCGAGAGCTTGCCTGCAGATTCGCCGGGGAGACGAATGTGCCGGTCAGCTCGCTCGGCATCATCCAGGACAATCCATCGAGCGCAGAGGCGATGCATGCTGCGGAGAAGGATCTGGTCATCGACTGCTCGGCAGCGAACCGCGTGTATGGTGCTTCGCTTCGTCGTATCGCGCAGGACATCATCATGCTTCGCGACCATACGACCGAAGTGACCGACGAGATGGCGGGCATCACCGCACGATGGCGCAATCCGTCGCTGCCGAGCGTCATCGACGCCGGAGACGCGATGGTCAAACTCGTGGGGGCCTTCCCTTGGCTTGCCGACACGACCGTCGCATTGGAGGAAGTCGGCTTCACTGACGAGCAAATCACCAGACTCCTATCGGAAAAGCGCCGAGCCGAAGCGAAAAGCGCATTGAACGCGCTCGCCGGGATGAACGGAGGCGGGAATGACAAACCGGACTCCGAGCCGCAAGGAAATCAATCTTCTGACCAAATCGCAGAAGACGGCGGTGAGCCTCGCACAACGGGAGATGGGCCAAGCGTGGCAACAGCTGCAGGGAATGGAACCGGCACAGCAGCGTGACATGCTGCTGGAACTCGTTCCCGCCATCATTGACAAATATGGAAGCATCAGTTCGACCGCAGCAGCCGACTGGTACAAGCGAATGCGGTCGAAATGGTTCGACGACAAATACGAGCCGATACTCGCCGACCCTATACATGACGATTTGACCGACATGATTCGGGCGAAGGCAAGCATGCTGTTCAAAGGCAACGAGCGATATGATCCGAACGCCTATCTCTCGTACCTGAATCGGCTTATCGCGGTCGGAGTGCGTAACGGCGGTCGCAGTACCGTCAGGTCGGCAGCCAAGCTTGACAAGTATGGGCCCCGGTTCGCACGCGTTCCTTCCGGACTTCATACCTGCGCGTTCTGTGCCATGCTCGCCGGACGCGGCTTCGTCTATGCAAGCGCCGAAAAGGCCGGAGGCTTGTTCAACAAGTACCATGCGGCATGCGACTGCGAGATTGTCCCATCATGGGATGAAAAACCGCGTGTGGAGGGCTATCGTCCCGACGAATTGTACGACGACTATCTCAAAGCGAGGGATGAGGCCGGAAGCGATTCGGTGGACGATATCCTTCGCGCGATGCGACAGCATAAGGGCAAATACGCGGATGGAATCCGTCCGGGAACCGCCATCCCTGATGGTTGGAAGCAGCCTCATGCGCAGAACGAGGAACGACTGCTTTCAATGCGAGGACTCGCTGGCGTCACCGATCGCGAATGGTACATGCGTCAGGAAAAGGTTGGAGTTCCGCACTCCACCGATATGTTATATCCGCAGGAAATCGTGTTCCTTGAACGATTCCAGAATCTTGGGAACCATGTCGAATGGATACCAAGAGACATAGAAAAAAGGACAGCGACAAATGATTTCCGTTGGATCGAAACAAACGAGCTTTGCGAATTGAAGTCCTTGGCAAAAGCTGATTTTGGCAAAATCGCCGATCGTATCACCAAAGCCGTTCGAAGCGCTAAAGAGAATCACGATGTCGTCAAGGACTGTTTCGTGATAGATCTTGGCCAATCGAAACGTAAAGACAAGCTTGTTCACCAGTTAGAGAAGTACAACGATCGTGAGTGGAAAATCCGCAGACTTTTCATTCTCGACGGTGAAGGTTTATTGGAAATCAAATTGAAATGAAACAACCGGGAGCACGCCTCCGCTCATTGCGTTTTATTTCAACGCCGCAGAGGACCCCCGGTCTTCATATATTTTAGCACATTCTTGGCAGGTTGGCCCAGTGGCGACGGCAGTGGCCTGTAAATCCACGACATTGAAACAACGCGGGTTCGAGTCCCGCACCTGCCACTATCCCATTTTTTGGGCGGTCACTGGCTCCGTCATGCCTGGTCAAAAGGCCACGATGGCCTCAAACATTCGGAGAAAACACAAGGAGCGTTTCATCATGCCGAAATCCCTCATCATGCGTCTTCGTCACATCATGATGGTCGCGCCACCGGCCGAACCCGGCGGTGACGGACAGCAGCAGGGTGGCGAGCCGCCGGCAGGAGAGAAGACCTTCTCCCAGAGCGATGTCAACCGCATCGTCGAGGACCGTCTGCGCCGCGAACAGGCCAAGTATGCCGATTACGACGATTTGAAAGCCAAGGCCGCGAAATTCGATGAGCAGGAGGAAGCGAACAAGAGCGAACTGCAGAAGGCCACCGAAGCCAACCGCAAGCTCGAATCACAGCTGGCGGAGCAGAAGCACGCCGGCCTTGTCGCCAACGCCTGCCTCAAGCACGGCATCCCCGCCGAATTCGCCGACCTCGTGACCGGCGATGACGAGGAAAGCATCGACAAGACAGCCGAGAAGGTCGCCAAGCTCGTCAGCACACAGGGGAAGCCGCCGGCATCCGGCAATGGCAGGCATCCGCTCGACGGCGAGGGAAACCAGCCGGGCGGGCAGGGAAGCATGAGCATCAGGGAGCAGATCGCAGCCGCCGAAAAGAAAGGCGACTATCAGACCTCCATGACGCTCAAAAGCATCATGCTCGGCACGAAGCGCCAGTAACCACCAATCTGGAAGGAAGACATCATGCCTGGAATCACAGGACAGGGCAACACCTACAATCTGCCCAATTACGTCGGCGAGCTTTTCGCCGCAAGCCGCGAGGACACGCCGCTACTCTCCGCCATCGGCGGACTCACCGGTGGCATCGACACCACGTCCACTCTTTTCGAATGGCAGGGCTACGACCTGCGCGACCCAGACGCCAACCGCCAGCGCCTCGAGGGCGCCGACGCGCCGAAGGGCGAGGAACGCACCCGCTTCCACGCCAACAACGTGGTCGAGATCCACCAGGAGGCCGTCGAGGTCTCCTACACGCGGCAGGGTGCGACCGGACAGCGCAACACCGACAACATGCCGGTAGTACAGGTCGGCGGCACCGCCATCCCCGCTGACGAGCTGAGCTGGCAGATTCAGCAGCAACTCAAGCAGATCGCACGCGACGTGGAAGCCTCCTTCATCTCCGGCCATTACAACAATCCGACCGACAACCAGAGCGCGCGGAGCACCCGCGGCCTCCTCGAAGCCATCACCACCAACGTGATGAGCACCGAGCACACCGCCGCCCAGCTGACAGCGGACGATGTGCTCGACCTCGCGCAGATGGCCTGGGACAATGGCGGCATCCGCGAATCCGAGACGCGCACCATCGTGGTCAACTCCACGCTCAAGCGCGCACTGACCCGCTGCTTCGTCACCGACGCGAAGTATCAGGAGCAGACCCGCAACGTCGGCGGCGTGAACCTGCAGACCATCGAGACCGACTTCGGCCTCTTCAACATCATGCTCGACCCGTACATGCCGAAGGACCAGCTGCTCGTCCTGTCCCTCGAACAGCTCGCCCCGCGCTTCCTCGAAATCCCCGGCAAGGGTCATTTCTTCGCCGAGCCGCTCGCCAAGACCGGCGCAAGCGACAAGGTGCAGCTGTACGGCGAGATCGGCTTGCAGTACGGCGACCAGAAGGCCCACGCGCTCCTGACCGTCGCCGGTGGCTCCGCATCCAACACCGTGAAGGTCGCCGGCGTGAGCCTTGATAAGAAGACCATGGGCGTCAAGACCAAGGGCACCAATACGGTGAAGGCCATCGTTGTGCCCGACGGCGCATCCAATAAGGATGTCGCGTGGACTGTGGAACCGTCCGACAATTCCATCGCCACCGTCAAGGCTGATGCCGACAAGAGCGTCGGTGTCGTGACCGGCGTGAAGGCTGGCAACGCCACCGTCACCGCAACCACTTCCGACGGCTCCAAGAAGGCATCCGTCAAGGTCACCGTGACCGACTGAGAGGCCAGATGATGGCCGACACAGATGATTTCGCGAGTGTCGACGATCTTGAAGCCTCATGGCATGCGCTCACGGACGAGGAGAAGACGCGCGCGAAGAAACTCATCGCGTATGCGTCCGACCTGATCCGCTCCTATCGCAGATGGGACAAGGTCAGCAACCTCACCCGTGAGCGCATTTGCTGCGCTGCCGTTAGGCGCGCAATGGAAGCCGATTCCAATGGCGCACCATCAGGAGCCAGCAGCATGAGCGAGACCGCCGGACCATTCCAAGCCACCTACAGCTTCCAGAACCCCACCGGCGACCTCCGATTGTGGCCGAGCGAGGAGAAGGAGCTTGGCGGAAGGCGACGCCTCCTCGCGGGAGCCCTCGACATGAGCACCGGAAAGGTGGTGGCACCATGATCCACGGTGAAACCGTCAAGGTGCTCCGTCCAAGCATCGCCGGAATGGATGCCTACAACACTCCAATCCGCAAATGGTCCGAGGAATCGGTAGGCAACGTGCTGGTCGGCTCGCCGACACAGGACAATGTCGCCACAAGCGTCAATCCGGAAGGATTGCTCGTCTCCATGTCGCTCTACTTCCCACGCTCCTATCAAGGAACGCTCCGGGATTGCAAGGTGATCGTCAGGGGAATCGAATATCGAGTGATTGGCGATCCTGTCGCGCTCGATGGCGGATTGACACCAACTTCCTGGAACATGCAGGTCAACGTCTGCCGCGATGACGGGAGGTGACCATGAAGGGATTCAAGGTCGACAAGGAATGGGTGGAACGCAATGTCCTGTCCAACCCAACAGTCCAATCCGCTCTGAACGCGAAGGCCAGACGCATCGCTCCGATCGTGAAGCGCATCGTCCTCAAGGAAGGCGACCGTCATTATGCCGAATCGGTGCGCGTCATGCAGGGACGACGTCCTGGAACGAAATCGCCGACGCATCTGCGCAGACCATATGCCCGAGTCATCATCGGTGACGAGCATGCGGACGCCAAGGAATACGGCGACGGACGGATCTATCCGAAGAAGGGATACCTTCGCCGCGCCATAGCCGAGGCGGGTGGCTGATTATGGCGATTCCGCTTCGCGGCTCATGGCCGCAACCGATGCCGATCATCATCCAATGGCTGCAAGACAAGGCGGGGATCAAGGCTTCGGCGGAAGTGCCGGAGAATCTGCGTGCAAACCTTCCGGCCGTCATCGTCTCTCCGGCGCCGGGTGGCACGACCGCCGATGGATTCACGCGCGGCAGAGCCGTCGACATCGACATCTTCGCCGCTGATTGGACTTCCATGGACGCGACCATAAGAAAGGTCGAAACCGCTCTCTCTCAGCTGCAGGGCGATGGAAACCGATATGGCTACGTCGACTCCTCAACGCTCACCTCATTTTCCGAAGTGAGTCATTCAATGCCTGACGTGCGCCGTTGCACGGCGACGATCACGCTCAACACCAGACCACAATGATTTTTCAATTAAGGAGGAAATGATGGCTGCCATCACCGATGTGCCAAGCATTCTCAATGACAATAACGGAAACGTGCGAAAGTGGGGCACTCAGCTGCTCGCTATCGCCGACTATTCGACCGCGATGCCGGATCCTTTCTTCGACACCGCAACCAACAAACCGAATCAGCTGCCCGAGGGTTTCAAGGTGATGGGCTACATCAGCACTGATGGCGCGAAGATGAGTCGCGGCATCGAGTCCGCCGACACCAGTGCGGTGCAGGATCTGGAGCCGGTGCGTTCCGACATCACCGGACGTACCCGCACCCTGCAGCTCACCTTCCTGGAAATGAACGCGTGGGTCAAGGCCTTGGCTCATGGCCTGCCCGTCTCCCAGTGGCCGGAAAACAAGGATGAGGGCTTCGAATTCACCGATGAAAAAACCACGGAATTCCCGTACTACCGCCTGATCTGGATCGGTCAGGACGGTGTGGGCGACGCGGCACATTACCGCATCGAGGCCGGGTATCGCGTCAAGGTCACCAATCAGGGCGACAACACCAAGAACCGCTCCGACGCCGAGGGTGAGGACCAGACCTTCACCTTCTTCCAGGATCCGAAGACCGGCAAGGTGTTCTACGAGGGCGAGAAGATCGCCAAGGCCGGTGCCGCGCTTCGTGCTGATGTCTCCCAGTCGCAGCCGGTGTCCGATCAGGCAGCGTCCTCCGAGTCACAGCCGGTCGCCGACTGACATTGATTCTTCCCGCACCGGGCTTTTGATTCCTTTCACCGGTGCGGGATTTTCCCTTCTTCTCTCGCCGAAAGGAACACTGATTTTTTTGAAAGGATTGAACAATGACCGACAACAAGAAGCGTAAGGTCCGCAGCCTCAAGGCCGTGAAGGCGAAGTATCTTGAATCCCACCCGAAGATTCGGGAGTGGATCGAGTTCACCATCGACGACGAGCCGGATGCGAAGGAATTCCGCATCCACGCTCCAATTTTCCAGTCGAATGAGGAGAAGAAGGCATTCGCGAAGGCGCAGGAGTCCGACGACCAGTTCGACTTGGCGAAAGCGCTGCTCGGCGCCCAGTGGGATGATTTCATCGAGGCCGGCGGACAGATCAGCCTGCTTTTCCTCCTGCTCGACGACGCGGCCGATGAAGTGCATGAGACGGACAGCGAGGGAAACCCTACAACGCTTTAGAGCTCCTTGATGGTGATGGTCACGCGGAGGAATTGGAGGCCGCGTTATGCGCGGTCTACGCGCCGCGTGACCCGATCAAGGAGTTCTGGCAGAAACGTTTGAGCCTCCGCGCACTGCATGCGCTGATAATCCACATGCCGCCGGACAACGTCTTCTTTCGTGCTTTGGCTGGTGATGGCTGGAGTGAGTCGGAATGGCTGTTGCACGATTTGGGCGACATGCTCCGTGACATCCAGCTAACCATCACCCAGTGCGCTCCATTTGTGGAGCATCCCCTTGAAGAGGATGACATCAGGCCTCGCACCAAGCCTCCGGCTGTCGTGGTGGCTGAGTCCAAACGCGAACAGTCGTCTGTCGACAGCAAGGCCTTACACGCGCAGGAGCGGAGCGAGCTCATGGCGCTTGTCACGGGCGATCAATCGAAAAACTGAAAAGTGGGTGGTCTCATGGCTGGCACAGCCGCATGGATCGATGTGCTCCCGAATCTGAGCGCTTTCGGCACGAAGCTCAACAGCGGTGTGACAGCCGCGGCCACCTCCGCAGGACGGAATGCCGGCAAGAAATTCTCCGACGCCATGAATCAGGCCGCTGGCCGTGACGTGCTGTCAGAGCAGGTCAAGAGCCTGCAGCAGGCTGAGAAGAAGGCCGCGCAGGCGGTCAGCCAGTGCACGTCGCAGATCGCGAAGGCGCGCGACGAGCAGAAAAGCGCCGACCTGCGCGTACAGGCCGCCGAAGTCAAACTGCAGGAAACCATCGTCAAAAGCGGACAATCCTCCTCACGGGCCATCAACGCCCAGGCGCGACTCAACGACGCAAGGAGCAAGGCGAGGCAGAAGACCGAAGCCGTCACATCGGCTGAGGAACAACTCAAAGCCGCCAGCGAAGGTCTGAAGGAGACTCAGACGCAGCTCCACGACGCTCAGACGAATCTGAACGCGAGCACTTCCAAGCAGTCGGGATTTTTCGCGTCCGCCGCGGCATCGGCGCGCAATGCCATCAATTCCTTCCGTAGCATGCAATCAAGCGTCACTACCACTGCCGCAAGGGGAGTCGGAGATTCCGAACGCTTCTTCACCGCGTGGGGAGCCGCGAAGTTCGGAGCCATCAGCGGGTTCGCGCAGTCGGCATTCAGCAAAGTCTCAAACATCATCACTAGCAATGTGGAAGGCGCCATTAAACGCGCCGACACGATGAACAATTTCCCCAAAGTCATGAAGAATTTGGGGTACGACTCGAATGACGCTGCCGCAGCCATCAAACGCATCAGCGCCAGCATTGATGGCCTGCCGACCACCACATCGAGCATGATCGGCATGGTCCAGCAGCTTGCTCCGTTGTCCAAGAATCTGGACGAGGCCACCAGCATCGCATTGGCGTTCAACAATGCCGTCCTGGCCGGCGGCAAAGACACAGTGCTGCAGGCCAACGCCATCGAACAGTACAACCAGATGTTGAGCGCGAACAAGGTCGATGCCGCCGCATGGCGAAGTGTCGTCAATGCAATGCCTGGCCAGATGAACCAATTGGCCAAGAGCATCCTTGGCGCAAACGCGAAGCAGAACGACCTGTATGAGGCGATGAAGGGTGGCAAGGTCACCTTCGAGGACTTCAATAAGGCGCTCGTCAAGCTCAATAAGGACGGCTACGGGCCGTACGCATCATTTACGACGCAGGCAAAAGACGCCACACAGGGCATCGGCACTGCGATGGAGAACGCGAAAAACCGCGTCCAGAAGGCCATCGAGAAGATTATCGAGGCGTTCGGTGTCGACCGCATCAGCGGCGTCATTAACAGCTTTACGGCGAAATTCGGAGATGTCGGCTCGGCTGTGGCCAAGGCGGTCTCCGGATCATTGGAATTCGTCGAGACCGGCAAAGTCAACGAAAAATTGGCTGAATCTTTCCACATCGACAAGAAGTCGTATGCGGGCATCGAAGACGCTTACCAGCGGATTCGGTGGGGGTATAAAGGTCTCACCGATTTCATCAAGACCGGTGAATTCTCGTACGAGTTCAACCGTGCCTTCGAGAACGCAGACCGCCAGACACTCATCGACTTCAAAGACAGCCTCCTCGGCATCCGCGACTCCGCCAGCGAGGTGCTGAAGAACCTTCCCGGATTGGGTGAATTTTTCAACACCCCGGCGGATGGCGACAAGTCGAACTTGAACAAGGCCTTGAAAGCCGCCAATGTGGCGCTTGCTGGTCTGAAGCCACTGCTCGACCTGCTCGCATCAATCGAGAAGGCGTGGAACGGTCTGTCCGCTGACCAGCAGGGCACCATCTTCGATACGGCCATCTACCTGTGGTTAGGTAGTAAAGGATTCAAGATACTGAAGAACATCTTCGGTGTCGCCAAGGATATCGGCAAAGGCTTCGGCATCGCCGGAAAAGGTATCAAGACCGCTGGCAACGCGCTGAAATCGTTCGGCAAGTTCCTCGGCGGGCTGAAGGCTCCGAAATGGCTGTCAAAGCTTACCGTCGGCAAGGTTGGAATCGCAGCCGGTGGAACCGCAATGCTTTCAGCTGCGAAGAACGTCGAAAAAGGCACTCCTAAGTGGGCATGGAGTCAACTGAACAAAATTCCCGGTTTCAGCGAGGGCGACAAGTCATACGCCGACTACCAGAAACGGTACAAGGCCGCACAGGAAAACAACAAGTTCCTCGGAATCAAGAACTCCACATGGGAACACAACCTGAATCCGCTGAACTGGCCATCAATGGCCGTGGGTGCCGCGAAAACCGGAACGAACAAACTCGGAAGCCTTCGAAAGAAAGCCGACGAGCAGGGGTTCGCAGGTAATACCGGTTCCGCGCAAGCTTCGATGAGCTCCGGCCAACGCGATGCCGGAGTCAAGGCTTGGAACGGCATCAAAGGCGCGTTCTCCGAGGCAGGGCAGGCACAGGCTGACAATACGGCAGCGCAGGTCAAAGCCCAGCAGGACACTCTGGCCGGCATCAAGAAGGCATGGGGCGACGCCGGCGATTGGATCAACACCAATTGGTGCGACCTGATGGTCAAGATTCAATCGAAGTTCGACGGCGCGGCCCAGTGGGTCGAGGACCGTTGGAACGGTGTCAAGGACTGGTTCGGGACCACAGGTCAGAAGATCGGCGACTTCTTCTCCGGTATTCCATCGGCGATTGGTGGATGGTTTGATTCGGCGGGCCAGTGGGTTGAGGCCAAATGGCAGGGCATCTGCGACTGGTTCTCAGGTGTTGGATCCTCAATCGGAGGTTTCTTCTCGGGTATTCCGGCCGCTGTCGGCGGTTTCTTTGACTCCGCTGGCCAATGGGTGCAATCCAAGTGGCAGGTGGTATGTGACTGGTTTGCCGGCATTCCCGGTTCCATCACCGGCTTCTTCCAGGGGATTCCGGGCACTTTCCAGTCGATTTTCCAGACGCCCAAAGACCGGATAACCGGCGTCTTCAGCTCGGTCGGCACGTGGTTCGACAACAACGTGAAGATTCCTATCTCCAATGCCGTCAATGCCATCGGCCAGACCTTCCAGTCCACCAAGGATTGGATTAAACGAAGCTGGGATCAGGTCAAGGAGGCCGCAAGGGCTCCGGTGGCCTTCGTCGTCAACACGGTGTACACGAACGGCATCAAGAAGGTATGGGATTCGGTGGCCGGCGCCGTCGGCCTGAAACTCTCCCTTCCGACGGTGAAGTTCGCAACCGGCGGCACCGTCGGCGGCATCAATCCCGGATACAATCCGGGTGTCGATTCGATCCCGGCGATGACTTCGCCGGGCGAGGCGTGGATGGTGCCGGAATGGACTAAGGCCGTCGGCGCGGAGAACGTCTACCGCTGGAACGCTTTGGCTCGCCACCATGGTGTTCAGGCCGTCCGTGAGGATATGGGTCTTGATGGCGTCCAACGCTTCGCCAAAGGCGGCATTGCCTCCAAGATTGGAAAGGCTGCCGGCAAAGCGGTGTCCGGAGCGAAGAAATTCATCGAGGATTTGTCCAAGACCGCTCAGGCCTTTGTGAAGAATCCTGTGGATTGGGTCACGTCGAAGATTCTCACGCCTGTGAAATCGCAGGTGGCGGGAATCAGCGGCGGCCAGTTCGGCCAGATGGTCGGCAGACTGCCGGTGAGTGCCGCTACGGCTCTTGTCGACAAGGTCAAGTCGATGGCGTCCGACCTGGCATCCAAGTGGACCAGCAAATCCGAGGCGGGCCAATATCATGGTTCGGTCGGTGGCGGCGTGGAACGCTGGAGGAGCCTAGTCCTGCAGGTGCTCAAGGAATTGGGCCAGCCCGCAAGCTGGGCCGACACCGTGCTGCGCCGAATGAATCAGGAGTCCGGCGGCAATCCGAACGCCATCAACAATTGGGACTCCAACGCGAGGGCCGGTCACCCGTCGCAGGGCCTGATGCAGACCATTCCTGGAACATTCGCCGCCTACGCGGGACAATACAGGTCCCGTGGCATCACGGATCCGCTCGCCAACATCTATGCCGGTGTCAATTACGCGCTGCACCGTTACGGCAGTCTTTCCGCCTTGAATCGTGCGGGCGGCTACGCGCTCGGCGGCATCGTCGGAGACGATAGGCCGACCTTGTACGATCGCGGCGGCATCCTGCCTCCCGGACGGCATCTCGTGGCCAACGAGACCAAGCAGCCGGAGCTCGTTTTGACGCGCGAGCAAATCCTCAAGGTCTTCGGCTCCGATGTCAAGGACAAGGGCGATAGGACCGTCAACCTCAATGTGAGCATCCCGGAGCGCTCGGACCCGTGGGCTGATGCGTCAATCCTGGTGCGCACAGCGCGACACCAATTGCGATAAAGGAGGCCGATGTGGCTTATTTTGCGGAATTGTCGGCCTCCGGCTTGGAGCCGGTGCGCTTCGAGGGCTCTGGTGATCTCGATTGCCTGTGCATCGCGAAAGGCGGCATCGAGGGCTGGTGGTCGACTCCCGCCGCGAAAGTCAATGTGACGGCGCGCGGCCAGGGCGACGGTGGACACGACGTGAGCGAGGATGACATCTCCTACGCCAGCCGCACCGTCACCCTGCATTGGAATGCCAACGCTTCCAGCCGTGACGCGCTGCTCGCTTTGACGGACAGTGTGCGCAGACTCGTGCATCGTCAGGTCACGATGCGCGTGGTCGACGGTAATGAGGATACCTACTGCAGTGGCGGATATATGGTGCTTATCCAGCAGCCTGACTATCGGTCCGGCAGCATCGCGGATTCGACCATCACAATCGTTTTCGAGCGGCCCGAGCGATTGTCATCGCAGCCGCAGAAGGTGCAAATCTGGCCGCAGGCCGACAGTGGTCTCGGAGGACTGCGCTACGGTGGCAAGGCCACAGGCCTGCAGTATCCCGTGCAGTACGGCGTCGAGGTTTCGGATTCTCGGAACGCATGCGTGCTGCACAATGACGGGACCAGTCGCGCCTATCCGATCTTTCAGGCGACCGGGCCTTTCCCGGATGGAGTGGCCGTCGCCTTCCAGGATGGTTCGAGTCTTGCGTATTCACAACCCGTGGGCGTGACGCCGCTCATCCTCGACTCGCGCTCCCATTCGGCGACCATCGGAGGCGTGGACGTGTCGAGGGGATTGATCGCCCGCGGCTTCCCGGTCATCGAGCCGGGCGGTTCGCTTGGCGTGACGCTCCAGTCCTCGGGCTCTGGATGGGTGACGTGCGTCACGCATGACGCCTACATGTGACCGATAAACGTTTCAGCTAATGGAGGTACAACACTTATGGCTACCGCTTTGGGGGTCCAGCCGGACTCTTCCGGCAACGGCGTCACGCCGCTCACGCACCGCAAGATCATCGACGCGCTGTGGGCGTCGACCGGCATCGTCACCGGACTGGACGTGACCGGACGCAACGACCTGAAATACGACGTGGCGGCCGGCGTGGCAATCTGCTCACGCGGCGACGCGGACGGCAAGACCGAAGCGTATTGGCCCGGCGGCCAGACCACGGCAGTCGCGGCCGGCGACTCCACATGGCCGCGCATCGACCGCGTGTGGATCAAGGCTCACGACATGTCGCAGGGTGATTCGGACAATCAGGTGGTTGTCGGCGTCACCCAAGGCACGCCGGCCGCGAATCCAGCGGCCCCGGCGACTCCGGACGGATGCACGCGCGTCATCGACATGCTTCTTCCCGCCGGAGCGTCGAGCACCGCGAAGGCCACGAAACCGCATTCCGCGGACTACGCCTACCCGTATGGGATGAGCGCGGGCGTGCTCGCCTCGCAGAACGTCAACCAGCGGTACACGATCCCCGAAAACAGGCAGTGGGTCAAACGGTGCAGCGTCAGCCTGCGCCTGACCACCGACCGCACCGTCAAGGTGGCGTGGAAGGCGCGCGCCTCCTGCGGCACGGACAATTCGCTCATGGGCTCCTATTTCGTGCAGTTGCGTGCGGACGGACAGGTGCTCAACAGCGGCGCGAACGAGGCGAGCTCGTGGATCAAGGGAGCCTTCGACGAGATCGGCGTGTGGCGTTTCGCGGAATCCAAGGGCGTCGACTACGACACCATCCTCAACAAGGGCGAGCACACCGTCGAGGCGTGGGTGTGCGGCAACCCGGCCGCGAACACGGCACCGGTCACTCTGTACGGCATCCAGCAATTGACCGTCACCGACATAGGGGTGTTCCGCTGATGTCGTGGCGCGCGTATCTTTTCGACACCGTCAGCGGCCAGATCGCGCAACAGATCGACCTGCCGGCCTTCACCTGGTCGATGACCGTCGCTGACTGCGCCCTGTCCACCACCAAAAGCAAGGACGTCGGAGAGGACGAGATCGGCGGGCTCGACCTGCCATGGACGGCCATCCCCGGCAACACGCCGGAGGAGAGGGCACGCGCCATCCAACCGTACCGGCGCGGCATCGTCCTGTGCTGGAAGACCACGATGGACGAGCCGGACTCGCTTGGACGGCCGATCGTGGCTGGTATCATCGGCGTGAGGTCCAGCAAGCGCGGCAGCGTGTCCATCCCCGTCATGGGATTGAAAAGCTTCCTCAACGATCGTGTGCTCGCCACCGAGGGACGCTTCGGCGCGGACGAGGGACACACCAGCCGAGGCGGCCTCGCATTGGACGGACTGTCGTGGAGGGCCATCGCCTGCGAGATCGTCCGTCGATGCACCGAGCTCAAGCCGGGAGGCGCATTGCCCATCACTCTCCCATACCTCGGCGAGAAGGGCACCCACCGCCTGCCCGTCGAGAACGCGACCACCTCCTCGACATCGACGGGGGAGAAGAAGACCACGAGGCAGAGTCTGCCCGACGGGTCAATCGAGACCACTGTCGACGGCGACACCACCACGGTGACGGAAAAACACGTCAAATCGCAGACCAGGCAGGTCACCGAGACCAAGCCCTACACTGCGCACACGAAGACCGGCACGGTCACACGGACACACACCACGACCCGCACCATCACGCTGCGCAGGGAGACCACCGTGAAGAAGACCGTCACCGTCAGAAAGGCGGACTGCACGCGCGTGAGCGTCACCACGACCACCACGGTGGACACCTTCGACGATTCCGGCGCGAAGACCGGCACGACCACCGGCACGGACGGTCCGCACGTGACCGAGGAACCATCCTCAACACCGGTCACATGGAAGGATTTCGACGTGGCGAACCACAAGTGCGGCGACCTGCTCGACAGGATCGCCAACACCGACGGCGGACCGGACATCCAATTCCGTCCACGCCTCATCGACTCCACACACCTCGACTTCCAGCTCCTCGCCGGCTCCGACGCCGACCAGCATCTCCTGCAATCCACCCGCCTCGGCCTGTGGACCGGACGGTACGGCGGCACACTGCATGACCCACAGGTAGACAGGGACGGAGCCATACAACGCGTGTACATGACCGGCAGCGGACAGGACGAGGCCACATTGTGCGCGCTGGCCGAGGACCTGTCGCAGACCGAAACGTCCGATCCACTGCCATTGCGGGAGACAGTCCAATCCGAGACCGACTGCACGTCGTGGGAACTGCTCAAGGCCGACGCCGATGCGGTTCTCGTGGCCAACGGCCGGCCACTCGCGCAATGGTCCGGAAACATCGACGCCAACGACGTGGACGCCTCCGGAATGCCGTTGCACCCGCTCGGCAGCATTTGGCCGGGCGAGACCCTCGACGTCGCCATCGACGGATTCCCGGATTGGCCCGACGGCACCTATCGGATGAGGCTTATGCAGATGAGCGGCGACCATACGAGCCTCGTCAAACTCAAATTCGACCCAGTGGCCGACCCACTCGGCTGATGGAAAGGAGACCAAGAATGGTCAGGCGTTCCGAATTGCTTCCGGATGAGCGCATCCTCCCGCTCTCATTGGCGGTGAAGGCCATGATCGGCGTCGAGAGTCTGCGTACTCGGCCTTCCGGAATGGTGTCTTTTGATAACGCGGACGGTACGAAGACCATTATTGGAGGATCCGGCACCGACCAGATAGCCACAAACGCAGGCGATACGCAGGCGCCGTCACGTCCGACCGGACTGAGCGCGACCAGCACCATGCAGGTCGCCCTCGTCCATTGGGACGGCACGCTCGAGTATGGCATGGTCGATGACTTCGACCATATCGAGATCTTCGCCCAGCCGGACGGCGGAGATGTGCTGGACATCGGATGCATGCGCACGGCGGGAGAGCTCGCTACCGGCCGTCTGCCGGTCGGTAGCGTCGTGGAACTGTGGGCCGTCGCGGCTGACAACGCGCACGACCTGCAGGGAAATCCCTCTCCGAACATGTCGGATGAGTCCGACCATCTGGTCGTCACAATCGACGAGCCGGTCGACCAGAATCAAATCAGAGAAACCGCGGAAAAGTTGCAGAAGGCCGCCGATGATGCCGCCGCGAAGGCGGATGAGGCTATCAAGCAGGGCGAGCAGATCCGGCAGGATGCGCAGGCGGGTATCGATGACGCGCGCAAACAGACGCAGGCGGCTGGCGATAAGGCCGACAAGGTGCGCTCCGACCTTCAGGCAGAGGTGGACGCGAACAAGCAGGCCACGGATGCGGCCATCGCCAAGGTTGACGCGAAGGCTGACAAAGCGCAGAATGACCTTGAATCGCAGACGACGGCGCTCAAATCCAGTATCGCCGCCGTGGATGCAAAAGCGGATCAGGTCAAGGCCGCCTTGGACAAGAGCATCGCCGACGTGGACGCGAAGGCTCAGGCCGCGAGCGACAAGGGCGACCGGCTGGCCGGGCAGATCAGTGACATGTCCACGACCGTCAACGGGCACACGACGAAGCTGGATGAATTGTCCACGCGCATCGAGGGTGTGGCTTCGGATGGCCAGGTCACGGTCAAGAGCCTGACCTCTTTGCAGCAGACCGTGACCGGCCTCAGCTCGACGGTGACGCAGAATACGAAGACCGCTTCGGATGCCATGAGCAAGGCTTCGCAGGTGGAGCAGACCGCCAATAGCATCAGCGCGAACCTGAGCAAGAATTACACCACCACCGCCGATGCCGATGAAAAGTATGCCGCGAAGACGGAGCTGAAGGCCACCGCCGACGGCTTGCAGGCGAATATCACGAGGTCGCAGCAGACCGCCGATGGTGCCGTCACCGCCGCGAATAAGGCGCAGGCCACAGCGGATGGGTTCGGCGCGACCCTGAGCAAGGATTATCAGACCGCGAAGGCCTCGGACGAGAAGTATTCCACGAAGGCGGAGTTGAAGGCCACAAGCGACGGACTATCCTCCTCATTGTCCTCGGTCAAGCAGACCGCCGACGGCGCCGTGACCGCCGCCTCCAAGGCCCAGCAGACCGCCGACGTGGTGTCTTTGAACCTGTCGAAGAATTATGCGACGAAGTCTCAGGCGGACGCCACGTATGCGACTCAGACGAGCCTGAAGGCCACTTCGGATTCCCTGACCGCCAGTATCAATTCGACCGCGAAGACCGCCAGTGGCGCGATGAGCAAGGCGACCACGCTTGAGCAGACGGCGAATAGCCTGTCCAGCACGATTACCGCTCAGTGCAAGACCTTGGAAGCCACGACCAAGACGGCGAATACGGCGAAGGCCACCGCCGACTCGAACACGACCGCCATCAGTCAGGTGAAAAGCACGGCTGATGGCACGGTGACTCGCATCAGCAATCTGGAGCAGAATCTCGATGGCTTCAAAACCACTGTGGCGAAGACCTACCAGGACAAGGCCGGAATGTCGAATTACGCGACGAATTCCGCGCTCAAGCAGACCTCCGACACTATCACCTCACAAGTCTCGGAAGTATCCAAGACCGCGTCCGGCGCGCTGAGCAAGGCGTCCTCGGTGGAGCAGACGGCCAGCACATTGTCCTCGAAACTGTCGGAGACCGCGAAGACGTTGGATTCGACCGTGCAGACCGTCAACACGGTGAAATCCACGGCCGACTCGAACAAGGCCACGTTGACGCAGGTCGCGAAGACCGCCTCCGACGCGTCGAGTCGGGCGAGCAGCGTGGAACAGTCGTTGAACGGTTTCAAGACCACTGTAAGTCAGACGTATGGCCGTGGCTCGAACCTGTGGGGCAATCCGACCTTCGACCCCGACAAGCCCCAGATTACCTCTCGGGTGGATAACGTCACTGCGCCGAATGGGAGTGGAGTGAACCTGCTCGCAAGCCGTGACCATTACAATAACGCCACCAGTTTTCCTGTGGTACCCGGACACACGTATGTGATGACCGCTCATGTCAAGCCGGTCAAGGGAAACCTGTCGCTGAACGCTGGTATCTGGTACACCGCACAGACCAGTGGAAATGCCTGGGACGGCATAGTACATGCGGAATCGACGTCAAACCTGAGCGATGGATGGATGGCCGCGACATGGCGTTTCACCTGTCCGGACGGAAAATCCAGAGGATGCGTGTACTTCCAAATCGACAACTGGCCGCCGAATAACGTTTCGACTCAGTGGTATGTGGCGAATGTCGTATGCGTCGATGTCACCGGCCTTCAACCCGCAGGAGATTACGCGACGAACAGCAGCCTGTCGCAGACGGCGAACCAGATCCGCGGCGAAGTGTCGGAGAAATACCAGTCCAAGAGTGGTATGAGCAGCTATGCGACCACCAGTGCCTTGACGCAGAAGGCGAACGAGATCACAGGCAAGGTGCAGGAGGTCGCCAAGACCGCGCAGGGCAACACGACCACCATCAGCCAGGTCAGCCAGAAGGCCGACAAGATCGATACGACATTGTCGCAGCAGATCGACGGCAAGGCCGACGTGAGCCGCGTCAGCAGCTTGGAACAGTCTCTGAGTGGTTTCAAGACCACGGTCGCCAATACCTATCAGACCAAGGCCGGGATGTCGAACTATGCCACAACATCCCAACTGACCCAGACTGCGAGTAACATCAAGTCCGAAGTCAGTCAGACGTATACGACGAAGACCGATACCGATAATCTGAAGAAACTGACGGCATTGAGTTATCAATTGACTGGTTCAGGTGGCAAAGCCAAATGGGTCAAAATCGGATATTTGGTAAGTAATGGTGACAGCACATACATTCTGCTGCATGTTTACAGCGGTGACGGATATAACGGTGAACCGAAACAAAATTCCGAATTTGAGATCTATATCAAAGACGGTAATAATGGTACGCAAGGTGCTGCTGGCGCGTTCGGTGTATCTGTTACCAGGATCAAGAATGCGGATAACGTCAAAGTCAAGGTCCTTGCATTTAATGCAACTTCTTGTGACGTGTGGGCTTATATGCCATGGTCTTGGTGGGATGGCGGATATACCATTCAGGGTAGCTATAAGAGCTGGATCTCATATCCTAATAACAGCAATAGCACATCTGACACCGAACCGACCTCCGGTACCGCTCAGGACCTCACCTATGACACGCTCGGCACAAGGTCATATGTCGACCAGACGGCCAAGAGCGTGGCTCTTGGCGTGGTGCAATCCTACAAAGGCAGTGACGGGTCCGGTCTCGCCACGAAGTCGGATATCACGGTCGCGAAGACCAGCATCACCAGCAGCGTATCCAGCACGTATGCCACCAAGACTGGTGTCACGCAGGAAATCTCGTCGAAAATCACCCAGAACAACAACAGTCTGGATGTGAAGTTTTCCACGAAGACGGAGACGAAGAACGCTCAGGACACGGCCAACACGGCCAACTCCCACGCTTCTGACGCGCAGTCGCGCATCGGCAGTCTTGAGGATTGCATCAACATGACATCGCAAGGTGTGCGCGTCGGTAAACGGGTGAACGGCAAATGGTCCGGATGGAGCGCGCTTGTCAACACGGAAGGCAGCTACGACATCTTCGATGGCGCCGGTGCCAAGCAGGCGACCTTCTCGCCCGGACGACTCGATCTTGGCAAGTCCAGCCACAACACGAACGGCATATACGTTCCGGGCGGCGGCAATTGGACGAGCGGATGGCTGTGCATCGACGACTATCTGGTCGACTGCGACCATACGCGGCACATTTACGCTTGCGCGCGCGGCGGGCTGTTGTGCTTCAAAGGCCGCGTGGCTTTGACCAATCCGAACGCCGCCGGCGACCAGCGCGTCATCGACGGCGGCAAATGGTATCGGGCCATGCAAGGCAAATACAGCGTCTACCCGTATTTGGACGTGGATGATGACGAGCGGGATTGGCCTGTGACCTTCAAACGCTCGGACAACAACCTCCTCGCAGTCGGCACATTGTTCATCCCACGCACCACCCGCGACATCTGGTGGTACGACCCCACCCGCGGAAAACACACCATGTGGATCGATCTCAATAATCTGCAGATCCCGATGGGCAACAACGTCATCGGATGATCCACGATTAAAAGGAAGGAGGATGCGATGGCATCCGAAAACGAAAACACGACGACCGTAACGACGGAGGATGGAATCCTCGACCTGCGTCCACCGAAGGGCAGTCTTGTAAGGCAATTGCTCAGGCTTGGTTTGACCTTCGATCACAAGGATGCGTCAGGTGAGACGTGGTGCGATTACACGCGTGGGCTGAGCGCGACGTTCGCCGATCGTCAAGCCACGGACGTGACCTTGGCTGATATGGACACGAGGGACGAGACCACGATCACGGCCAGTCAGCTCGCCACCGTCACGGAGATCAAGACATGGCGCAGTGATGGAGCCGGGAACTGATGCCACCCATCGACCTCTTTTCCAGCTCGGAGTTTTGGACGGCGGTGATAGTCGCCCTAGTCGGCGGCGGTGGAGTCGGAGCGATCATCGGCGCCATCTCCAGTCGTCGCAAGGACACGGCGCAGATCGCGGCCCAGGCATGCGATATTCTGACCGATTCGGTCATCAAGCCATTGCGTGAGCAGGTGGAATCGCAGGAGGAGCAGATAAAGCACCTCGAGGAGCAGCAGCGGAAGTATTTCACGCTCACGGCCTACACCCGCGACCTTTTCCATTGGCTAGGTTTGTTCTGCGAGATCATCGAGCCGGATTTCCTCAAGCGTCATCCGAAGCCGCGCCTGCCCGACGAACTCCGCGCCGACGTGGCACCCGAAACATTGGAGGACTGATGGGTTATCTCGCAATCGGCATCTACGCCGCCCTCTGCGTCGTCTTCCTGGTGTTCAACCACGGGGCGCGCAAGGACTGACATTTTCAACATGAGGCCATCTCTTCGGAGGTGGCCTTCCTTATTAAGGAGGCAAATATGGCGGAACACGCCAATGGAAACACCACCACCAATCTGCCGGGATTGACCGGAGAGCGCGTCAAGGCCGGAGTGACCATCGTGGTCACCCTCTACGCCTTGATTAACGCCGGCCTGAATCTGGCCGGCTACAATACCCTGCCCTTTACCAATGAGCAGGTGTCCGCGACTGTCTTCAGTGTCGTGGGCGTCATCGGCACGATCTACGGCTGGTGGAAAAACCAGAACATCACCCGCGCCAGTCTTGCGGGCCAGCAGCTTGTGGACGCATTAAAGAAGGAGGGCGTGGTCAATGGCATCAGCGCGGCGAAGAGCGCGGCCTTGAGCGCCGCTTCCGCCGTGGCCAAGACCACGCCGAAGACCGAACGCTCCGAGACCGACGATACTTCGGAGGACTGATGACCGGGGCAAGCTTCGCGCAATGGAGGGGCTCTCCCAACCACTACGACGGCCGGCTGGGCTTGAGCGTCAACCACATCACACTGCATATCATGGTCGGCCGACTGTCCGGCACCGACTCGTGCTTCCAGCGATCCAGCTTCCAGGCCGCCAGCCATTACGGAGTCGGCGGCACCGGTGCCGTCTACCAGTGGGTCGACGAGGTGAACGGTTCGTGGGCCGACGCCAACTGGCGCTCGGACTGCTCCGGCATCACCATCGAGCATGAGGGCGGCATGGCCGGAGTGCCGGTCACGGACGCGGAGGTCGAGGCATCCGCGAGACTATGCGCCGACATCGCGCGGCGGTACGGGTGGGGAGTGCTGTGGCACGACAACAGCGGCAACCACTGTGGGAACATCGTCCTGCACCGCGAGGTGCCGGGCACCGACCACTTCGGATGCCCCGACAGGTGCGTCAACGCCTTGCCGGTGGACCGGATAATCAACAGGGCAAACCAAATACTGATGGGAGTAGACATGGCATTGACCAACGACGACATCAACAAGATCGCTAAAGCGGTCACCGATTCAGTGTGGCAGTACAAGAATCCACGCATCAACGGCAACCGAGACGCGTATAACCTGCTCACCAATATGCCGCACGACGTGATGGCGTATAAAAATTCGCAGGTTGTGGATCGTGACGTTTTCGGACTCATCACCGACCTGACCGGTCAGGTCGCCGACCTGACCGATATGGTCAAGACCCTGGCCGAATCCAAGGGCGCCGACCCCGACTAGATCGCTGCCGCCGTGGAAAGCGCGGTGAAGGCCAAGCTCGACAAGCTCAAGATCACCGTGACCGACGGCCAGTGATTAATTTTCTGGCGTGAGACTCGCACTCGCCCCTCTCTCAGCTTCTATGCTGGGGGAGGGGCGTTTTCGTGTTTCCGGCGGGTGTATCATACGGAGAAAGCAGAAAAATAGAGTCTACTTTGAGTGACACTCAGGTGGTGGAAACACGAAACTCCAAGCGTGGCAACGCATGTAGAAACCTCATTGCTATAAGGACAGTTTATAACGACACTCAAATTTTCTTGATGTCTTATAGCTGGCGGTTTTGTGATAGCTTGAGCGGGTTGCATTGTTCATATCAGATGGAGGATTCATGTCCGCTCTTAC